CTTTTAAATTCAATTCATTTCTCCAATACTTGTCGTAAAAATCAAATTCACGTGTCTTTACTATGTCCCAATCTGTACAATTAACAAGATAACATCCAAGCCTTGCTCCGTGTATTGCATAATAACCATTTTCTACATCTGCTCCTACGTTAAGCCATACAAGAAGTCTTTGATAATTTTGCCACCATAAATCTTTTAGATCGCTTACTCTTGCGTTTCTATCAAGACTCATCTTTACTCCCTCTCTAAATCCTGCCCGCCATGCCTGGAAAGGACTTGCATTGATATAACTTGTAGAAAAGTTCTCATTGAATTGATAGTAGTTGTCGAAATGACAAAATTCGATTACATTTTTATCTTTACCATCATGATTTTCATGCGTCTTCATATTCATAACAAAGTCTTTAGTCCAACATTTTAAACTGCCGTTGCCATATTGTAAACCATTCAGGTCAATACGCCCACACCAACTGAATTGATATGTGTTGTCTACTCCAAGACTTGGAAAGTCTACCATAACCTTTGTAAAATCTTCTTCTATCACTGTGTCACCGTCCACTGTAATAAATCTTTCTGTGTCTGACGCCTCAGCACAGGCTTTATGCGCCGCATCAAATCCATATACCCCATGGACTCTCTTTGCCCAAGGTACTTTCTTTTTAAGATTTGCGAAATTCTTTTCACCATTTGGCTCATCAAAACTTAAAAATATGAAATCTATGTCAGCAATTTTAAAACTCATCTACTACCTCATAAGAATAATTGTATAACTTTCTACAAAACAGTCTTGGAACTAAATTTGCAACGTAATCTATTTCAATCTGTTTATTTTTAATCAAATCATTAAGATTTACTTCAATTATTTTGTCAACAATAGAAGTATTATCTTGGTCCGTGGTAAAAAAATTATAGATGTTATGCTTTTCCATATCTATTGTTTCAGAAATGCTTTTTGCTAAACTTTCATCTATAGTGATTATAAATTTTTTGTTTTTCCTGTCCAATGTAAAGCGGATACAAGAATCTATTTTGTTATTTTTTATTTCATATAGAAATTTGTTTTCAACAACACTTACATTTTTCACTTCATTGTCTTTTATTTGCACTGCATCTTTTTGTAACACCACATAAGCATTATTTTCAAGCACAACTTTGAAATCAAAAAAGTTTTTTATGCCTTTTTGTAATTGATTGCCCAAGTATTCATCTATCTCAACACAATTACCTTGTTTGTGCGGAGTCAAGCCTGTGCAAACGCCTGTGTCTGGGTCAAACGTCATAAAAAATTTATGTTTAGTAGGCTCTGTTGTAATTACTAGCGGTGGTCTTATGAAGGGTTCTGTCATTTTAAATTCTCCATTACATCATCGTTGAGAAAATTATCCACTACATAATGGAAAATTCCAGTTTGATGTATATTCCCCACAGCGAGTTCTTTATTTTTATTCAAATTATAATCAATATATGCTGTCCAGTTCAGCACATCTGCTTTCCAATTCTGTATCTTTGGCTTCATATGTGTGAAAGTCAACACATTACTATTGCTGAATACTTGATGTTCTTTGTTTGTAAGTTTTATTGCTATCGCAGTTGCCACATCCATACTGCACCATGACTGTTTTAAATTTTTCGCAAAACGTTCACTGTATTCTTTATAATTTTTTACAATATCAGTGACTAAATTGTAAAAATCTTGATTGGATTTTGTTTTTTTAAAATAGTGCAATCCACAATACACGTTAGGTAGTTGGTTATGCACGAATACTTTTCTGTAAAAATCACCTGTGGCTATCTCATTCCTGTATGTTTTAACTTTGTTTGTGTAAAAAAGTTCATATGGCTCTAACAAAGTCCAAAAATTATCTAAACTTTCTAGCACTAGCATATCAACATCTAAAACTATTGTCCTATCAAATGGACTAGCATTATAAATTTTGCATCTGTTCTCTATTTTCCAATTAGAATTTATGCTTAAATCATTTCCAGGAATGTCTTTAGTTACATCAAAATATTTTTCGTGTTCAGTTTTCACTTTCATATCAGTGATTAAACATATCTGTTCTTTAGGATTAAATGCTTTTATACTCATAGCACAGGCGACAGCCTGCTTATAATAATCAGACTTTTCATTCTTCTGTGCGAATAAACAAATACCCCTACTCATCTTTTATCACCTTTGCTAATCCTATTTTATTCATCACATGAATGTTCATATCTTTAATTTTACAATCCAGACCACCTTGCAATTTAAATTTCCATGTTCTATCTTTGTAAGATACGATTTTATCTCTATCCGTTATGTAAAATAATTTTATTGGTAATCGTATTGGCCAATCACTTTTCATATGTCCATTTAAAATATGTAGAGCGATTGCAAACGCAAAATCGTTTCTATATGTGTTTTGCAATAGTTGATATCTAAATCTATAAAAACTCCAATGTTCCTTGATATGATTGATCAATGTGAATAATTTTCTAACCCTATCTGTTTTCATAAAATAGAAAACTGTTGCCCAACACATCCTTATACCACTGTCACTAATGTATTTCATATCTTCGGTCATCTTGCTTTCGTAATCTAAATGTTGTGCCTCTTGGTTAATGAGGAAGTCATGTCCTTTACCAAACACTTTACGCAGTAGATCATTCTCCACTATAAAATCTGTATCCATTACAAGGGTCTCGTCATAAGGTGATAGTTCATACGCAGTAGTCCTAGATTTATTATTCCAAAATGCAGTCTTTTTAGATTCTCCGTCATAGAAGTTTCTTGTCTGTTCTTCCTCTTTGGGTATTCTGATAATTTTATCAAATAAATCTTTGTTAGGCACTTCATCTGCTGTCACTATTGTTACAGGTAATTGCAAATGTTTCCTAATTTTCTTGCAACAGAACTCTGCCTGTTCTACATAATTTACTGCTTTGTTGTTAAAAGCAAATAGTAATACACCTTGACTCATTTAAATTCTGCCTTTGTCTTGTACAAGTTTGTTGTACTCAACAATATAAGCATTAAGATTTTGTTGATATAGGTCCATTATATTGTCATAAAAGGATTCCAAGTCGTCTATTCTAACAGGAAGATCATAATCATCTAACAGGATTACGTCTTTTATTTTGTTTTGATTTTTAAGTGTGATGCAATAGTTTATTAGTTTTAAATCTATTGTAAATTGATGACCAACTGTGAAATGAATGTTGCGTTCAAGATATTTTTCTTTCAACAATCTTAATTGATTATTGAAGACTTTCATCTTTTTTGCATGGTCCAAAGATTCTTTAAGCGAATTATCCATAATATTACAAGATATTATACTTTATTTTTGGATTTTAGTCAAATAAGATATTAGAAATTAGTGCCGGAACCTTCAACTATTCCTGGTGCTGTACCAATTATGTCTGTAGTTGCTGTACCAGTTATTGCTTGGTAACTTAAATTGGATACCGATTCGTCAATATTACCACCTGCTTGGTCACGCCATACCAATCTAAATTTGATAGTAGTATCATTTGGCGCCTGTGCTTCTATGTAATAATCATTGGCACTGTAGGCTCCTGTTCCTCCATCAAATCTTTGATAGATGTATTGATAAGATGTTGTTAGTTCATATGATCCTATTGATCCCGATGCTGTACCACTACCACCTGATGCTGTTGTGGCGTGTGCTTTGAAGTCAACATTACCAGCGCCTGATAACATAGTGTTCCAGTCACTGTCTTTTGAACTACCACCTGACACCGTACTTGTTAATCTTATAAAGCCTCCTTGATTGAAGAAATATCTTCTTGCGTCTGAGTTTGCAAAGGACACATCTAATACCAATGTTCTATCACCATTCCAACTACCTCTACTTCTAGATGACGCAGTTGCAATAGCCTGTTGTCCACCTGCCACTGTCAATCTGTTTGTGCTGATGTTAAGTGCTAATGCTTCGTATTGATCCCAACCAGAATAGTTTACACCGTCGTTATCTTTAACGAGGTCTCCTGCACTTACCTGTTGTAATTGGTTACTTGCTGGATTACCACCATTTTGGTGTTTGTAACATTTTCTGATGTCTTCGTAAATGTTGTTTATTTGAGCCGCCGTGATTAAATCACCTGCACTAATATTTGAACTACCTGCAGTTTGACCATAGCCACTATCGCCAGATCCAGTTTCTAAAACGTTTGTAACTGATTGTCTTAATGTGTTGTATCTTGTTGCTGTAACTAAAGCCATTATTGCTCCTTCTAATTATTTACCAGGCGCAATACTACCTCAACAAGTTTCGTGGATTCGTCTGAATTCGATTCTAGGGCAAAACCAATTTGTTCACCATTTGCGTCTGTTGTTCCAAAACCGCCACAGTTTGCATATACTCTTTCACCTTTGGCAATAGCACCTTTAACCAAAACTGGTACCCTACCAACAAAAGCAACCGCTTGACCTTCAGCGTCTTTGTTCATTAAAAATCCTGGATTCTCAGATATAACTCCTAAAATTGGTTCACCAGTTTCAACTGCTCTTGCTTCTGCATCACCGCCAATTGATACCACTGTTCCTACTGGATATTCTTTATCTGTTTTGTAAATCTCTGCCAAGTCAGCGTAATTCGCCTCTGTGGCTCTACCACTGAAAGTTGTAGCCGCTATGGTGTTTGTTGCGTCTCTTAATGCAACTGTGTTCACCTGTGCAGTTGTGCTACCTGGATAAGATGTGCCACCCTGTAATATTGCTGTGGCTGTGTCTGAATTTCCTTTTAATGCAGTTGCATGAACTTCATACCATTTATCTGTTACAGTTCCTAAAGTTCTGTTACCACTTCCTGGATTAATACCAGTCGTTACAACTTCTGCAATACTTGTTACAACATTGTTTACGTTAACTTTTAAATCTATTTTAGTTCCTACTTCGTTGGCAATCGAACCTTCGTTACCGTTTGCAATACTAATTTTAAGGTCATTTGAATCACCAACTGTTAAACCTGCATCTGCAAATCTTGCCACAGAAGTAAAGTTTGTTGAAGATGCTTGTAAGTAATCACTTGCTAACTTACCACCTAATCTGTCCGAGTTTGATGCTGTTCCAAAAAATCTGTGATCTGTTGAAGTTACACCATTAGTTGCCGCCTGTGTGTTTACTAGAGTAATACCTTTTTTCACAACATCAAATCCAGTAATTGTGTTTGAAGATTGTGTTGAGTCAATTGTAAATTCTGTTGAACTGAATAACACAACTGTTGTGTTGTTTACTTTACCTTCAATGATAAGTTGTTGAGCACCTAAAGTATCTTGGATTTGTCTACTTGTGAACTGTGTAACTGTTGAACCTACACCTTGTGGACCTACTAATATAAAACTTGAACCGTCCCAAGCGTACAATTGACTGTTTGCTGTGTCCCACCAAAAATCACCAGTGGTTAATCCTGTTGGTGCGGTAGCACTTATTTCAGCACCACCAGTTGTTCTAAATTTAGAACCGTCATAAAATTTTAATTTTGCTGTTGCACTGTCATACCACATTTGACCAGCAACTGGTCTCGAAGGAGCAGTACCGCCTGCAAAGTTTTCCAACATATGCAAGAAGTTTTCGTTTTGAATTTCACCGTATCCTGCATAGTTTTTACCTATGAATCTCAGGTTTGTTGTGTTATCAATAGTACCGTCTTCTACTGTTGCTATTAATGTTCCGTCAAATTTATTAACCGTATATGCCATATTGCCCTTTGTTTCTAATATTTATCGATATCCTATACAATTTCTCTATCAAATTCCCATGCTCCACTATTAACACCAAATTGAAGTATTTTAGTTGTTGGAGCAAAAGTTATTGTACCAGTAACGCCTGTAGGATCACTGATATCTTCTAATACTTGTTTGTTTGCACTTCCTACCACAGGTGTTCTTTCTGCGGTACCACTAGAAGCATTGTAATTACCACCTAGTAAGCCACTTGCTTGTGAGTCGTAGTTAATTGTAATTGACACATAGTTAGGCGCTTCTGCAGAAAATTCTGCTGATTGAACTGTGTAGTTTCCATCGATAGTACCTATACCACCACTGAATGTTGTTCCATTTACAACAATCGCTTGTCCTGTTTCATAGAAATGTGCCGCACTCATTGTTAATTTTGTTGTTGTACCCAAGGAGTTATCTTGTGCGTATGTCGTTACACTCGCGATAGTTCTTTGTGCCGCCGTGATTGTTTGATCAACAGGTGTAAAGTTTTTGAAAGCACCTAAACTAATACTAGGTATGCTGAAACCTCCTGTAGATCCATAGTCAAGTGTTCTTATTCTAGCAATAACGCCTTGTGCTCTTGCGGCTATGCTTGAATTGTAGAATGGACTTGATGGGTTTCCACTTCCTGGTGGTTGTGGACTTGTTGAATCATATCCTCCTGCAGGGAATAATTTTTCAAGTAATACTCCTACAGGTGCATAATTGTTTCCTGCATTTGCACCTAGACCTGTAATATCTAATTGTACACCAATTACCGTGCTTCCATCAGCATAGGCTTTTGTTGCCACGTCTTGCGCCGCAGTTGGATCAGCAACTCCAGATATTCTTTTGTTTTGTACTTCTATTGCCGCTGTTGCACTATCTAATTTTAGTGCGTTTGCATTTAAACTTGTAATCAAACCATCTGTTGGTCCAATTTGTACATTGGCGATAGTTGCTTGGTTTAGTGTTCCGATTGTAGTAAGTCCTGGAGCAGAAGTTACTGAAGCACCTAAAGCCGTTTCTGTTAAAACAGAATTTGTGTTAATTTTAATTCCTTTACCTGATGCAAGGTCAATATTTTCTGAACTTGTCCAAGAATCAGTTCCGTCTTTCCAAATAAAAGTTTTGTTACCATCTGATGAATTTAATATAATACCACCATCGTCTACCGCCGCATCATTGCCAACAGTACCATCGTCTTTTTTACCTAAGTCAATATTTTTATCTTCAACTGTTAATGTGGTTACATCTATAGATGTTTGCGTACCACTTACAACTAGATTACCATCAATGTTTACATCACCACCTACGTCTAAAGTTTTAGTTGGAGACGCTTTAAATATACCCACTCTAGCATTAGTAGTATCAACTTTTATTGCAGAAGTTTCTGCAGGTCTTCTTACTTTTACTTCTACGTCTTGACCTGTAAGTTGATTTGCGATTGTGAATGCATTATTTGTAAATGAAAGTTTAGTGTTATTGCTTAATCCTATTGTCAATCCATCATTGTTTTGGATTGTAATTGCGCCAGTTGTTGTGTCATCGCTGTCTGCTGTTAAGTATTGATCACCTGTTCTAACCACACCTGCACCATCTTTCAATGCTTCTGATACAGTGGACGTGCCAACAAATTTATAGTCAGTGCCAACAGTATTGAAACCTTTTACAATAGCACCAGTTGGATTTCCGCTTGTGACTAGTTCTGTAATCTGTGCGCCTGCCGCCGGAGTAAATGAATTATTACTATGCACTCCAACAAGGTTACCGCCAACAAACATTTTGACCACATAATTTGTGATACTTTGTGTGTCAAGAACACTAGCAACCTGAAATCCGGAAGTTCCTGATTGTTTAGAAAATACAGGACCAGCAAGTCTTAAATTTGTACCATCAAAGAAATATAATTGACTTGCAGAACTATCAATCCATAAGTCACCTGCGACCATGTTAGGTTGATTTGCTTGTACCGTTACTCCACCACTTGCTGTAAATGAAGTGCCGTTGTAAACTTTTAATCTGTTTTCTGTTGTATCATACCATAATTGACCTCTAACTGGATTAGTAGGTGCGGCACTGTTTGCAAAATTTTCTAGTAGTTGAATAAAGTTTTCGTTTAGAACTTCGCCGAAACCAGAGTAGTTTCTTCCTATAAGTGTTAAATCACTTGATGTAGTATCTAATTGACCATCTACTAGGTCAACAAGTAAACTGCCATCTGTTTTGTTCAACTTATAACTCATTAAATTCCTCCAGTGTAAATGATGTAATTAATTGTTAAGTAAGGGTTCATTACATCAAATAATTGTCCTGTTGTGCCTGCCAATCCACCTGTGTTAGGCAATTGTTGTGCGCCGGCTGTGTTATTTAAATCAGGTCCACTTCTAGTTGTTACTTCTGCATCTCCAGATGCACCAGCAATCATTCTTGACGCGAAGAACTGATCACCGTTGTTTGCTTGAAGATTGTGTTCGTGTTGTGGTAAATTTTCTTTTGTAATAGTTTTCTTTTCTGCACCTGCACCCTGACCTAAGTTATCGGCAAATACAGCAGTCGTTCTATCTGCGGATCCTTGTCCCATATTGTCTTTACCTAATGGGAATCTTCCACGCAAGTCTGGAGTTTTAAATACCGCTGTTGTACTTGGCGTACCAAACTGCGTTCCTATAACTGCGAATAATTTGTTATATGTTGCTCTGCTTATTTCAGCACCATCACACATTAACCAATCTGTAGGAGCAGTCGCACCAGCATAAATCATGATTGATCCAACTGGTGGTGTTGGTATTGTGTTTACAATTGAACCAACAGTTGTTTTAAATATTCCTGTTGTTCCAGATGTTCTGTTTATTATTAATTCGTCTGATACAGAACTTGTTGTTGTTAAAGTTTGATTTCCTATGAATGAATTGCTGATAGATGTATTAAATGTTTTTGATGTACCACCTGTTTGTCCATCAAAAGAAAATGATGTTGCTGTCACATCTCCAGTTAGGTTAAATGTTGTTGCAGTTGTTAATTTGTTTGCCTGTCCGGCTGTTCCTGAAACCGTACCACTTACGTTACCAGTTACATTTCCTACAAAATTATTTGCGTAAACATTGTTGTATTGATTATTTGTTGCACCAATGCTGTAAGTATTATTTGTTTGTGGCAAAATATTATTTGCTGTGATGTCGCCAGCAACGCTCGTTGCATCACCTACAAAAAGTTTTTTCGCGATACCTACTCCACCTTTTGCAATTATTGATCCTGAACTTACATTAGTGGCATCAGTTGTGCCGTCTGCTTGTATTGAACCACTTGCTAGAATATTGCCTGCTACATCTAAAGCCTGTGTTGGATTAGTTTTGTTTACTCCAACTTGTCCTTGTGAACTTACTCTTAATACTGTTGTCGTTTGTCCTTGGTTGTTTAATCTAAAATCTATTTCTTCATCTAGTGTACTTAATTGGAAGATACCTGCTTGGTTCTCAACAAACATCTTGAACGAACCAGCCGCACCTACTTCAACACCATCATCTGTTTTTACTTTGATAGGAAAGTTAGTTAAACTTGTTGTGTCTGCTCTTAAAAAATTTCCTGCCGCAACTGTTGATGTACCTACAACTAAATTTTCTGCCTTTTGAGCAGTGCCATAAAATTTACCGATACCGTCGCCAGTTATATTTGCAACACTTAAATTTAATCCAGGATATAAAGTTGAAAATCCTGCTATGTTGCTTTTAGGTGTAAACTGATCAGAAGCAATAATTGCCACTGTCTTGCTTGAAACTTCTAATTTTACAATACTGTAATTTAAATCATCTGTGCCAGTAACCACAACAGGAGTTGCACCTGTTGTTAGTCCTGAACTATATTGCGGACCTATGAGAACCCAACCTGTTCCTGTGAACAAGTAAAGTTGTTGTGCATTTGTATCAACCCAAAGGTCACCTGTGACGCTTTCTGAAGCACTAGGTTGATTGATTGCTTTTTTAAGTCCACCTGACGCTACCCAATTGGTACCATCATACACTTTCAATTGATCTGTTCCCGCTGTCGTATCGAACCAAAGTTGTCCTTCAATAGGTCTAGATGGAGCGGTGCTATTTGCAAAATTTTCTAATAAGTGTAGAAAATTTTCTGCAATTATCGTACCATAACTTGTTGTGTTTTTTCCTGGTAAACGTAGACTTGTCTCATTATTAATTGTGTTGTCATTAATAGTGATAGTGCCTTTGTTTATTGCATCGGAAAAATTAATGGTATATGCCATTTATTACCCCTCGTTAAAACCTGTTAAACTTTGTACTCTAACAGTGTAATCTATCTGTATCAATCTGTTTAAACTTTTTTGTACTGGATGGAAAATTACGTGTGTTAATAATTTGCCTGTTCCAGATGATGCGTAACTTACAAGTCCAAGTTCATCAAACACATATAAACTGTCTGATGCTGATGCTGTGTCAGTTGCGTCTTGTCCATTCGGTTCACCGTAGTCTAACAAACAAGTAACAACAACATCTGTATAGTTCGTACCATTTACGTGTCTTGTTTCTATTTTATTTCTTTGTGGATCTAAATTAGAAACTGATCTATCATCTACAATTTTAGTAAATGTTTGGTTGTACAAACTTGCATTTGTGCCAGTACTGTTTGGAGTTAGATATGTGATAATACCTGTTGGATCAACTGATGTTCCACCGTTACCAAACGCCATAGAACTGATGAAGCCTTGCCCTTGATTAGCAACACTTTCAGCCAAAGCAATACTCATATTTTCATAGTGTATCGCGTTGCGTTTATTAACGAATACAGCACCGGATTCAGGGTCATGTATCTTAATATGTCCTTGAACTAATACTCCGCTGTTTTCTTTTATTTTACTCATTTGTGCTCCAATTTCTTACTGTATTTATTGCGGCAAAGCCACTTCTTTTTGACGTATGAATCTTGCTATGTCATTCTCCGTCTGACTGAGTGCTTTATCCGTATCATGCCAAATTTTTCCTTGTTTTCTAATGACCACAATTTTGGCAGTTGTGGCAGGTGTTGTTGTAAATGTTATCACAGGATTAACACCATCTACTGTGAATTCTGCTGGTGAAGTGCTGTCCGCTTCAGGACTGTCTTGCCCTAATGCTGGATCATATACACTTATACTGTTCTTACGCAATCTCTTGCCACCAACAAATATCTCGAATTCGTTGACAGATTTAGGTGTGAAAGATATGCCCAGTTGGTCATTTGACACATCTGCACCCGTGTAGTTCTCAGTAAGAAACTCATCTTTGTAAGGAACGTTCTGATGTCTGCTTTGATCAAATACCTCAGTAGCCGTATTATGTACGGTTGGGATACCAGTTCCAAATGTTCCTCGTCTAAGTTGTTTAATTGTATTACCTTGTTTTTGATAATACTCTATTCTTTCACCATCAATGAATAAAATACCAGGCAATCTAGCGCCAATGCTAGGATCAGTCAAACCTGTTGCATCTGTAAGCACAATTTCTCTATCGTTCCAATTTAAGTTTTGTGCTAGGAAGTATTGTTTATCATCTCCAACACGTTTGAAGTGTGATCTGTTTAACATATCTTTAAATTGTCTATAAGCAAATTTACCAATGAAACTTGGTGCAGAGAAATGTATCACATCAATTTCATCATTTTGAGACAAGTTTCTATTAATTAGCAATCTGTTTTGATCATTTGACACAGTATAATCTATGCTTGGTGCAAGCCATTCACCATTTACACACACCCAAACATATTGAGCATCAGTGGCAGGTCTTCTTAATTGTATTACCCCGTTTGTTAATTGATTGTAAGTAAAATAATCATCTGTGTTCACAGTTATTGATTGTTTTGCAATTACATCAAATTGTTCTCGTTCTATATCCTGTATGTCATGTTTACTGAATTGATAAGCAGTGATTGTTTTTCCATTTGTTGGTGCAGGATTAATTGTTAAGACTCCTGCATTTGAAACTGAATATTCTCCATTTTCAACATAAACTTCTAAAATGTCGCCAATTTTTCCAACACCTGATTCTAATGTAACACTGCTGTTGCCTGGATTCCATCTGTACTGAGCCGCAGTTAATTCTGTTTTGTTTAAGAAGGCTCTTACATTTGTTGCTAAAATAGTTCCTGGTAACAACTGCCAAGTTTCGAATTGATATTCTCTTATTAAGTTACCGCCAGTTGCTGATAGTGTATGCTGTTTTGTGAATCCACTTCTTAACACATCATTGTCAACTTTTACAATTACATTATTTGTAAATGGTTGCTGTGTGAAAGGAGTTGGTGATAAAGTAAATGCTGTTGTACTTCCATCAGCGGTGAAAGTGTTTTGTGTAACTTCACTGAATGATTGACTTGCACTTTCGTACACACAAATATTAATTACTGCATCTTGTGATGGTGCTGTTGCAAATCTTATTCCAACTTTGTTTGGTTTTGAATATGTGCTGTCAGTTTCAAATATAGTGTGTGTTGCATTTACTCCATTAACTTTTACTAGAGTGCTGATAGTATTTGCTTTGAATTGTCCTCTAGTTATAAATTCAGTTGTGCTTCCGTCACCGTTGAAAATGTCCACGTCTAATATTGCTTCACCGTTATTGCCCATTGTAATAAAATTAATTTTACTTCCATTTGCTGGAGCACTATTGAATACTAAATTTTTATTTTGATAATCAATTGAATATAAATTGCTGTTGAATAAAACATTGTCAACAGAAACAAATACAGCATTGTTGCTTTGTGGAAAGTCTACAAAAGCATACGTGGTTGTATTTCCGTCACCAATATAATTGTAACTATTAATTTTACTTCCTGTAAATGCACCTCTGTCAAATACTTGAATGTCTAATGTATCTAAAACTTGACCAGGAACAAATTCTTCTGGACCATGACTTGAAGTTGGAGTAACAAAACCATCTCCATCTATGTTAATATCTTCTGCGTTCAATCCAGTCGCTGTTGAGTAAGCAAGGTCTCCACCTTTTACTAATGAATCAACTGCATCAGGATCAGGCAAGAAACTGCCATCACTTGTAGATTTTCTAACAATGATGATATCATCGCTACCCGTTTCAATTGCACTTACATCTACAGTCTTAGTACTTCCGTCACCTTCTAATGATTGCATTACCGCATTTGTATTTGTGACAGGATTTCCTGTGCCAAAATTAGGATCATCCATTCTTACTAATTTCCAATCCCATCTATTATTTTCAAATGCTCTAAATCTTCTGTACACATGATATTGTACGCCAGACTCTAATGCTTTTGATAAGTTAATAGATTGTGTACTGCCATCTAAATAGAACACTTCGTCTTCGTATGTTGTATCATAAGTGTCCCACACTCCAGAACCATAACCAGCATTATCCCAACCTGACACATCTTCGAAAGTGATACTTCTTACTTCAACTCCACCGTAATCAATTCCATCAATGACCTGTGCTAACTCTTTACCAGGCTGACCATCAGTAGGCACATAATATAAATTTACTCTATCTTGCGTGTGCAATACATCTTGATTTATCAAATACGTAATTGATATTGTTGATAAATTTGCTGGAGGTGTTGTGAACTGTACATAGCCGGTTTGTCTTGCATAACTTTTTGTTGTATCGTTTTCATTTGCAAAAGCAAATTCACTTCTTAATTTTCCTACGCCACCGACGGAAACTGTAATTGTATTGTTACGTGTGTCCATAGGCCATTTCAATTTAAATTTAAGTTGAGATGCATTACCAGTAAAAGTTTCAGTTCTAGTTAAGTTTGCTAATAATAATGTGCCTGTTGTTCTGTCGAACTTCACTGCTAAATGCGTTGATCTTGTCAATCCTTTACCTAATACAGCACTTGCAGTGGCAGATGTACCTGTTGTACTACCTGCTAAATTGACAGTAGGAGTTGAAATGTAACCACTGCCTTCGTTATCAACTCTTATTCTTGTAACTTTTCCATTTTTAATAAATGCTGTTGCTTTAGCACCTGAACCACCACCGCCAGTAATTGTTACCACAGGCGGGTTGATGTAATCAGTTCCTGCTGTTGCAACGTTTATTTCAGTGATAGAATAACCAACATTGTCTAACCAATGCTTATCAGGATAAGATGTAATTGAATTAGTTGTTAAAGACGTGCCTACAACTCTAATATTACTTGCCTGTATGTATCCATCTTTGTATCTCGGTGGGTAATCAAAGTCAGCAACACTTGTATTTGTTGGCTCCGTTTTTTGATACGCACTTACATACTCTCTGATTTTAGATTTGTAAGGTTTTACTTCTGCTATGTAGTCTTCAAAGTTTGCAAGATTGTCATTTTTAAATGAACGTTTTTGTTGTAGTTCGCCAACGTTGTGTTGTGCTTTTACAAAACTTGTTTTGAATACCCAGTCATTTAATTTTTCTTCACTTAATGCATAACGAATACTTGCAAAGAATAGTTTGTTGTATTCTACGTCTAGTTCTTCTATAAAAATCTTATCTCTTAATGTTTCTAAAATTAATCTAGTTTCTTGGATAGGTTGTCTGTCATACAATTGAACGTCATAACTATTGCTGTCAAAACCTATATTTTGTGCATTGTAGTCATATAATCTTGTATTAAATTGTATAGTTCCGTTTTGTCTACCAACAGTTTTGTAATTTACAGTGTAGTCAACATCCATTTGATCGTCAATTTTTTCTAACAACAACCATCCACCAGTTCCGATAGTGCTTATTTTTACTATATCGCCAATGCTGTTTTGTAAACTGTCTAATTGGTAACTGAAATCTACTTTTTGATCTATTGCTGTAAATTGTGTGTAACCTGTTGCATACCAATCAGCATAATCCCAATATAAAGACACATTGTAACTTTGTATCTGAGATCTAGTCCACTTGTCGCTTGGAGTCCAGTTGTATATTGCCCACTTGCCGTCTACTTGGCTGTCTGCTAACACAAGAGCACTGAAGTTTCTTACTGTGATAGTGGTCTTAGAATCATAATTTTTTCCTTGTCTTTCAACTTTTACAGCAGTCACTTGTCCTTTTGCATTTATTGTAAGTTTTAAAACACATCCTGAACCGTTTGTAGATTTAATTTTATATGTTGGAGCAACTTTGTATCCTGCCCCAGAATTTGTAATTGTAACATTTGTAATTTTTCCATTTACTATTGTAGGCACAAGAGTTGCAGTTACTAAAGGTCCTGTACCTAAAAATTGTAAATCTGCTTCTGTATCAACTGTTGAATCGTACAAACCTGTCTGTGCCACAGGTGCAGGTTCATTTGCCGTTAAAGTGGATAAATCTATTTCATCTACAATTAAATTTTTAATCAAAACATCGTTTGCTCGTTGCACCAATTGTTTTGTTGCCTCAGCATTGTTTTTAAACCAACTCTGTCTTGGAGTTGTTAATGTTCCGTATTTGACCTTATCACTTAATTCAGGATCTGGTACAGGATTCATTTGTGCATCATATCCAATTAAACTGTTGAACCAAACATCTTCTATATCCTTAGGTAATGTGCTTGTACCAAGGTTTTCAGAAACAAGAGCATATTCATTGTGGACATTGTTGTTTGATTCTGTGTTGAATAATCTAAAGTTTATGACAGTGTCATTGCCGTTTATAAATTGATTGCAGTTTACAAGAGCAAATTTTCCTGGACCGAACACAGTCACGTATTTGTATCCTTGTGCTCTAGGATCTTTAATTAAATTTTGCACTGCTTCAGCAGTCATGCTTCTGCCTTCTAAGTCTGGGGCAGTCTTCTTGCCTTTTACCCAGTAGTAGTAAATATTTTTCATACTTCCTGCAACAGGATCATATTTTTTTCGTGTAACAAAGTTTGTTGTGTCTGAAACTGTTCCTGTTATACCTAGCCCAGCACCTTGTGTAGTTGCAGACAAAGTATTCCATTCCGTAGGAGTTCTTGTAGACTCAGTCCATTCATGCACATCTATTGTTGCGCCAGGGAATAATTTATTCCAATATGCATTGTTGAATATAATATTACTTTGATATGGATAATAGTATACTGCCGTTCTCAAATCCCACCATAATCTACCTATTTGTGTATCAGTCCAACTGTTAGTTGCGTCAACTGTGCCTGTTGCACCGCTGTTATTGTAAACAGCAGGGTCATACAACGTTTTATAAAATATTTCTGCTTCCGCTGGGCCTGGAATTTTTCCATACAAAGGATCTATGTAATCTAAATCTACAAGTTTTCTATTTGTAACTCTATCATACAAGAAAATACTTTTTATTTTTGTAAGATCAACTTGATCTATGCCTGTACTCATTTCATGAATGCTAGTCCAATTATTTTCTGTTGGTGCTTTTCTAAAGTTTATTACTGTGCCTTTTTCTTTATTTGGCAGTTGTAAAGTTGGCAATCCAATGTAAACGTGGTTTTTATTAATTGTTAAATTTGAGCCAAACTGTTGTAGACTATCATTTGCGTAATTGAATTTTTCACCATATAACATTGTATTTTCAAATTTTTGATAGATGTGTACTGATCCACTATCAGTAAACGTTTTAGTGAATGTCGTCATTTCATCATCAAATGATGTTGTCCCTGCATCTAAAGTTGTAGGCACTTGCATATCACCTTTTAAACTTGTTACAGCAAGTACACTGCCGCTAAAAGCAAGTGTGTGACCGAAGTTTTCTGAAACTTCCCTATCTGGACTTGTTAGTGTTTGATTGTAATTGTAGACACCAGTGTCGTCTGTTGCTTTTTTGTAAACATATACAGCACCCATATCTATATTTGTTAAATCTTTAAGTGGACTTCCAACAGCAATTAGTGTGCCGTCTCCACTTATGCTGATGTCTGATCCAAAATTTATATTTGCCGCTGAATCGCTAGGTGGTAAAATAGTTTGTTTGTATGTGTAATGACCGTTATCTAATCTGTACACAACAACTTTTTGATTGTCGTTGTTGTAAAGCACATTTGCAATTATGTTGACACCGTTTTCGTCGACATCAAATCTATCCGCAAATCTGACAAGTCCGTTTTGTGCAAGTGTGCTATCCTGCTCTAATTCAATTCCTGAATCATTAGGAATATATCCTAACATATCTGTTCTTGTACTTTGTAAAGTCCAATATGCTGGATTCCATGCACCTGGAGTTAAATTTGTGTTAGATTTATACAATTGATTTGCATAAACAACTATTTCTCCAGTTAGGTAACTTGCATTTATGTCGTAAGGACCGGTGTACATAGGGTCAGTTCCCAATGTCCAATTTTTGTTTGCGTTGTATTCAACAAAATATATTTTGCCAGGATTGTTTGTTGATAAATCACCACTCGCTCCAATAAATGCAACAGTTTTATCTCCAACAGTTCTCATTTTTATCCTAGAACCTAATCTTAAATTTGTTTTAGTATCAGGCACTGTGTAGGCACTATTGTAAGAATATTTGCCGGCGCCGTCTTTTTTGTAAATTAAAAACGCACCTTCATTGGTCAAACCACTTGCAGTACCTTCACCAATTGGTATGTTGTATATTTTGTTCCAATCATAGTTTGTAGAACTTGGAGTATTTGCACTAGCAGATATACCGTCCAGTGTTTGTTCGTCCCACAGCCAGTATTCTTTATCATTAGCAAAATATTCTGTTGCATTGCCACTGATTGTGATAGCAGACGCATTTGTAAACACTAATAGTTTACCTGCACCGTTTAATCCAGCCATGTTTGTCTGTTCTATGTTTCCAAGTGTTCTATCAGGAGTACCTACCCTTGTGATCGTCCCGTTTACACCTGCATTAGAACCTAAAGTAAATAATCCTGTTGAATTTTTAATCCAAACCCTTAATTTATTCAGTGATGTGAATTGTGTCAACACAACTGTTGCTGTGTTTGATGTAACATCATCTCTTACAATATCCCCTGGAGTAGGAAAATAGAAGTTATTATTAGAATCACTTTGCGAATCAACATCTATGTATCCGTCCATCACTTCAGTAATAGTTTTTAATCCGTTTGTGTCTGCACTGGATATATTGATACCTGCGAAGTCAAATTTATTTGTGCCAACATTATTGATCCAAACATTAATTGTATCATTTTGACTTTTTGTTAAAGTTGGATTTGTACGCACATACCAATTGTTGCTTAATATTCCTGTAGGCGAACCTCTTGACACCCATTGATTTGTTCCTGAATCTATATAATATGACTCATAGTAAGTTAAAACTCCAAATTGTGATTGATACATTGGAGTTTGTGGCGTGATTGCTTGTATAGTTTCATCAAGGCTATTAACAAATTTGTTTGTGTTTCTTGTAACACCTTGTCTTTTAATATCTTGTATCACTAAATGATTGGATGTGTCTATACCAGCACTTGTTGAAACACTTGCATTTATATCTACCATCCAGAAGCCACTTAGATAAGCATAATCTTCTCCAAGGACTCTGTTGTAAGAACCAACTTCAAGTGTGCCGTACATCAATGTGCCAGAAGCACTAACAACACCCTCTACATCTTTTAGGTACAATAATGTTTTTGTACCTTCTTTTCTTTTGTATACAACAGTTCCCTCAAAACTTTCAGAATTTACTACGGCCGTCAAAATAGGATCGACCAAAGTCAAATCAACTTTTAAAATAGCATCAACTTTTTGCACGATTGGAACTTCTGTTGCACTGAATAGGTTGGTTTTTATTGTTGGGTCACCAACTCCTGCAAAAGGTTTTTGCGGCGCTTTTGTTAAATTACTTCTGTCTAATGGATAATCACTGCTGAATCCTAAGTATTGCATGATTAATCTATCACCAATTTTCGTACCTTGGTATTGATCTCTACTTGCTCTTATTAGTAAGTGAGTTGTTGTTACATTAGGAAATATGTGGTCCCCGATAACAATGTTTGATGTGGATGTGCCTGTGCTTTCTCTATACAAGCCACTGCCATCAAAAGTTGTAAAGTCTACTGAAGGATCTTGTCCAGTAATCTGATTTGTTGCTCTCCACAATTGGTTTTTGTATTGTACAATATTGTTTACATTATAATTTGTACTAGGATTAAACACGCCTTTGTACTCAGTTTTCAAGTTGCCGGCAGTTGGAGCACCTATTACAACAAAATTTCCGTCAGGACTGATGTCAACTGCTGATCCAAAACTACTGCTCGAACCAAATAGATCTAAACTTGTCAATAAAGGATCCTGAGTAGGCGCTTCTATTTTCTGTGAAAATCTTAAACTGCCACTTTCTGTGCCTCTTATGAATACGTATATTGCTCCGTCACTGTCTGTAGGTTGGCTTACAAGAACAACCGTATTATTTTTGTTTACTGCAATGACTTGTCCAAAACTTTCATCACTGGATGTTGACGTTGTGCTGATTTCATTTGCTGTTTTGTATACAAATTTATTGTTTACTACTTTCCATTTGCCGTCATCACTTGTTTCAATCCAGAATTTTTCATTATCTCTAATACCTGTCTCATTAACCCTTGCATTAATCGAATCTGTGCTTGTAAATTTAGCAGAAATAAATCTACTAATGTATCCTGTTGCGGATGATAATTGCTGGAATCCTGTCTTTGGTTCACAAATAATTTTTGATGGTTCGACACTTGTACATTTAAAAGTATAATTTGTACCGTTTGCGTATACAACAAATATTTCGCCAACAGTCATAGATGGTGTGTTAAGTGTGTCTACTTCTATAGTGTTTTGCACTACATTTATTGCTTGTATTCTTTGCGTTGTCTTAGAATATCTAAACACATTCCAAGTAGAATTGTAATCTCCTACCCATACATAATTATTATCTACCAGTGTCGATATATCCGCCGTAAGTAAATCAGCATATTTTCCTACTGTTAATGTTATATCTACAGGATTAACTGGACCTGCTGTTTTAACGTAAGTATTTTTGTTATATTTTGTAGGAAAAGGTGCATGAGTATAAGCATCTGGTTTCAAGTACACCTGCCCTGATTGAATTCTATATGTTAAATCACTTTCCGTTGTAGGTTGTTCATCTGTAAGTTCAATTGGTTGTGGATTTAATCTTACTTTACTTTCATCTAATTTAAATTCAACTTCATCGAATACAGCACTTGCTCCGTATTGTCCTTTACGCACTGCCCATTCTTCATAAAAATCAATACTTTCTTTATCTGCACTTGCCAAAGCGTCAAATATTTTAGATAAAGAATTATTTGTACCTTTTTCTCTTATAAAGCCTTGATAAAATTTGTATTGTGCAACGTCATCATTAATGATATTTTTTAAATAATTTCTTGGTTGATATCCAATCAAATGTTGGGCCATTCTTTGTTGCTCAGAATCAAAATTATCTGTGTCTAAGTCATAGAAGTCACCAAACTGATTTGTTCTGTAGTCAAAGTTAGAAATTAAAGTGTCACTAGGTGCGCCGTCCAGTCTTGTCCAGTCTGCATCTATAAATGTTGCCGATCCTTTTAATTTTTTATTTGCCGTATAATAAAACTGTTTGTGTTTTACAACTGTGCTCATGCTGTAATCGGTGTATTGAGTCCACTCTTTAATGTTTGCTACACTGAATACAAAGCCTGGTATCGATTGACTTCCGTCCCATTCGGTCAAATAACCTAATACTTTTAATCTGTCTTGTTTGTAACCGCTGGCAGGATCATATATTAAATCGCTGAATGATGTGCTGTTGTCTAATAAGCACACTTGTTCTTTTTGCACAAGAGGCACTTTGCAGAAATAAATTCCGTTAACAGTATTTTTTGTTAATAGACTAAAATTATTTGCTTGTCTAACAATACGCAAAAAGTTTTTATCTAACTTATTGCCGTCCTCTTTTAGTATTCCATAACTGTAAAAATTATTTACGACATCGTCGGCAACACTGTAATTTGATTTGACAGATAATTTTCTAGAACCTGGACTTAAACTTATTACGCTTCCTTGATCCCATTTTTGAGTAGTCCAGAATAAAAATTCTTTTGCACTTAACTGCCAGTTGGTTACTACTTCTAATTCTTTATTGAATTCATTAAAATCAAATCCTTGATCAGTCAAGTATTCGCCATAACCTAAAATAATGTCTAGCACTTCTTGTTTTGTTTTTATTAAAGTGCCATAAGGTATTTCTAACACACTGGATTTATCAAACTTTCTTCTTATTATGCCATCCGCTCCACCTTCTATAGGTAAGTCAACTAATTTTACAAATTTGCTCAGATCAAATGTTTCTGTAGACAAGTGTGCTGTTTCTGTTGCATAAAATTGATCATTGTATTTTACATACTGACCTACATCATATCTGTTATTTTCTCCCCAATTAACAAATGAAGCACTTACTCCACCAACATTTATTACTGGGTCCGCAACCTGTTGCACGTATTGATAATACTTTATTTGTGGTGTATTTTTATCGTAGCCACGTAAAATATAACCCGATGCTGTCAATTCAACTATCAATGCACTATAAGACAATATTTTTATTGGTGCACTTGTATTTTGTATTAATCTGTAGTTTTCTTGTGGCACAAATACTGATGTAGAAGCATTAGGTGTTTTGCTATCCAATATAATTTGAAATTTATCCTTTTTGCTATAACCTCTGATTTTGAATCCTATCTGTGCTTGTATGCTTTTTATATTTGTTTTGTATTCTGCATAGTCGGTCAACAAATTAGTTTCAATGTATTCATAAAGGTAATTTACTAATCCAGCGGTATTGACTTCTTTAGTTTCGCTTATAGAACTTGGAAAAATTAAATTTTTTGTTTGAATAGGCAAGCCATTAGAATATACAATCTGATTTGCACTGTTTCTACTAATTCTAGATGTGTCCCAACCAACTCCTATTACTTTAGATGGTTGATGTAAGATAAATGCTTTCAATAAAGCAAATGGGTAATCTGAACTTCTTCTCCATGCTGATTCAACAGGACTCTGGTCGCCAAATGTAAAATCTGCTTTTCCTAATGTTGGATCTACTTGTCTTGCATATGAACTATCAAATGGACTTCTGATATTGCCATCGCTATCCGCAGGTATGTGCCCTGTTAGTCCAGGTCTTGCATAATTTTCTTTGTATACAATTTTTTTGTTAGGCTCTCTTACAATGCCTTCTTCTAAATCTTTCCATAATACTAGATTGTCTTTTGTGTATGGTGCTGGTCCATATGTACTTTCCCACCAACTAGGTTCTACGCTGTAACCTAACATCTCCCATGGAGTGATGTTTGGTCTATCTGTGTCGTATAATTTTTTGTATATGGCTCTCCAGAATCCATTTAGTTGCACTCCAGCCGGACTTACTGCATGACTGTAATTCCAAGTTCTGCTATCGCCAATTAGATAATAAGAATTATTTGTATAGTCAGTGTTACCAACAAAGCCTAACCATTCATTGAAATCAGGCAAAATGCTGTTATTAATTGTTTTGTCTTCAAAAATATTTGTTCTGTTTGTTCCAGGTAAAAGATCTTTGTAATTTAAAATATCTTCACTGTAAGTTACTTTTATATTATTGTAAATTCTTTTTTCAAGTTCTAATATTAAGTCATCTCTAAAGTCGTTGTATGCAACAGTGATACTTCCGTCATGCCCTTGTATAACGTTTACAGGAGTGACTAAAGTTGTATCTGAATACTTCATAGGTCTATAAGCAGGATACAATCCTAATTTAGTTGGTGTTGCAGGAATGTGACTGCCATTTGTTGTGTCATATTCATAAACATGGATCACATCATTCAAAGTCAATGTTTTAGAAACACTTACAAAACCATTTGAAAATGTGTAATCTTTTCCATGTATTAATTGAATATCATTATGATAGACGTACACTGCTTGTTTCGATAGAGTTGTTAGATCAAATGTGCTCGACAATTGATAAAACTTGCTGTCCACATCTAAAACTTTGTGCTCAGTCTTTTTGAAGGCACCTCTACCAATCATGTCTGTTTGGAAAAATGGAGATGATTTAGTGTTGTCTTTGTTTAATTTTTCTAATAATTTGTCAACAGTAGTTTGGACACTTCCTTCATATCCTAATGTGTCTATGGCACTTACAAACGAACGTTTAAATTTTGTGTATTCATTTTGACTGTATTTTATTGCTTTGATAATATTAATATCTTTTCTGTTAATCAAATAAGATGCTAAACCAATTGGTCCAGAATGTTTTACAAATTTTCTACCGTATTCCGATGCATTGGGATAATCTCTTAGATTGCTTACGCCTGGTGTGTTACCAACCAATCCTGGTAATTCATTAGTAATACTTCTAACGTGATCGTTTATTTGTCCTGTTGTAAATGTTGACACATCATCGTTTAATGGATTGCCTTGTAGATTACTTGGAAATTCGTAGTAGCCATTTGCATTTTTAACTGTGGCACTTCTTGTCTTAATTACAACTACGTCATCTACATTTAGATTTTTTGTAAAATTTACATATGCGATTTGATTAATTCTATTGATTGTGTAATCTGTATTTTCTATTTGCTGTTTGTCATTGACAGAAACTTTTACAACTAAATCATTTAAATCGCCACTGTTATTGTACACGTCTATTGCGAAGTCATTTAATAATTTAGATGTTGCATCATATTGTCTAATTACATTTTGATAACTTTCAGTTGGTGCCTTTGTCCAACCATTAACAGAAGCAAATGTAGTTCTATCAGAATATTTTCTTAAAAATGCCGCACTGGTTGTTTGTGTAGTTTGCACACCAGAAACCACATATTTGAAATCTGCATTAGGCAAATTGTAGTCAAAAACAATATCTCCTATATTTTCTACATTTAGATATGATAACGGAAAACCTAATTCAGGATCATTTGTGCCTGTCCCTTCCTTATATGAAAATACTTTGTTTCCTATAAAACTGGAGTTAGGATATGTAGATGAAGCATAACTATTGCCATTTGCATCATACAATTCAAATAAAGGTGCTTGGTTTACTTTTGTTTTCTCCTGCGTCAGTTTCCAATCCGTTCCATCAAAGTAATAAATTTTTCCTGCATTCTTAGTTCCATTACGCACAAGAACTGTTTCGTGTTCCAATGCAGGACTTGTTGAATCTTCAACTAAACTTATTTGATCTGTTGATGTGTTACCTTGCGTAAACGTTAATATTTTTACTGTATAAATTTTATTTGCGACTAAAGGATCTGGATCCTTTGTGAACAAAACTTTCATTCCATTTGTTAGATTTACACCATCAACAAAATATCCTGTCGAGCCTTCTACGTTGCTCATCACATCTGTTGTTTTGTCATCTATTAAATCAATAATACCTTTTGAAGATGTACCAAACTGCCATAATTTTAATCCTGCTTCAAATTCAATAATAGGACGTCTGGCTCTTAAAGTTTGATCTATGTTAGGTATATTTCCGTTTGCTTTTGCACTATCTTCAATAACTGTTCTATGAATCCATCTATTGTGTCTGCTCCATGGATTTCTATCAGGTGATGCTTTGTTAATTACAACATAGTCCTTGTTTACTGCGTAAGATGTTGCAGTTCCAAATCCAACTGTATCAAAATTTACTGTGTCGAACGGGACTTGCGTTTGCTGTGTATATGAACTAACAACTTCTAAGTCTTGTATATTAATTAATTTAATTGCTTCACCAACGCCTTCAACATAGTATTCTCCCTCTTCATAACTTGTAGGAGTCACTGTTCCCCGGAAATTTACTTTCATTCCGTTTGATAGAGCAATGCCGTTAGGTAAAGTATAAGTTTTCTTTCCTAATACATCATTAGAAACATCTATTGCAGAATTTTCAGCAATATCATAAATTTTAATTAATCCAAATGTTTCTATGTCTTTGCTTGAACCATAGTACAAAGTGTCTGGTGTTGTGTCGCTTACTGTAAAAGTGATTGTTCCTTTTTCTACTTTTTGCGAACTCACTCCTGTGTTGTAATTGTAACTGTCATCTAAATTTCTTTCAGTTTTAATTGTAAAAGGTAATCCTTGTGTGTTAATATCAAACACGTAAGTTTGACCTTTAAACAATTTTAACGTTGGATTAGAAGTTAATCCATCAGGCGTAAAAATATATGCGTAATTGTCGCCTGCATCTGACTTGGTGACTGTGTATGTGCTTGTCACACTTCTTTGTTGACCGGTAACCGTGACTGTATCTGCTCCGTAAGGCAACCAGAAATACTCTCTATAATTTACAAATTTGTCCCAATTAATTTTTGGTGACCAGGCATAGTATTCTTGGGCGTTGAGGTTACTGTGGTTCTCGGCGGAGCCGCCCAAATTTTTAATTTGGCTGAAGTAGTCGATGTAGTCTGAATAGAAGTTTACATTACCTAAACTGTCTGATTGCACAATGCTAGGTTCTAACTTGTAATTCTCTCTATCCTTGTTTACTTCGCTGACATACAAATCTCCCGCTTGATAATTTGCTGTGCCTTTTCTTCCGTAGTATGCGTTGATCTTTTCAAGTCTGCCCTGTGATACTAATTGATCAAGTGTGCTATGTAAGAATTTATTATTTACGGGTGTGCGGAAATACTTGGGTAAAAATTCTGCCGACTTTCTATCGTCTTTGTTCGACCCAGTTGGTAACGGAAATTCCTGTTGATCTTTGTCGTATGCCATTAATATCCACTTCCTCCACTAGAGCCTCCTGATGATCCTGAACTTGAACTGCCCGACGTGTATGATGTGGATCCCGTTGACGTAGATGTTGAAGTAGACGTAGATGAACTACCCAATGTCAAAGTTCCACTCAATCCTGTGTCAGTTGACGTGCTTGTAACAATTGAACCAGATGATCTAAGGTTACTTGCAGTGATGGCATCTATTATTTGTACATCTGTAACTTTAGCACCACTGATAAAGATTTCATCGTTCTCACTTCTGATTTCATATAAACTTCCAAATGTCTGCGATCCTGCGTTAGGCACAATGACAAACGTGCTTATGTCTGGAGCCAATGCGTTCATCACATATGTGCTTAATTCTGTGAAATAGAAAGTGTCACCGAATTCCCAGTTTTCCAAAGAAAAGAATAAATTGATTGCATCTATAACTCTGCTCTTAATATCTGCATCATTCGTTACCTGCTCAGGGTTTTTTACAACTTTGAATGTAGCCTGTAGGCTTGAATCTGCGTTTGTGCCAAATAATACTTTGTACTTGACTGGATGATATATCAGTGTGTCACTGATGGATTTGATAGGTGCCAATGCACCATTGAAGTTCGTGAACAATGAATCACTGCTTGGCAATAATGGTTTGTTTGCGTTTGTGCCATTCAACCATAATCTGAAATCAGTGTCATAAGTTCTTGTAAGCAAATACATATCAATGATGTTGGATGCACTAGGATCCAATCTTGTGTTACCGTCCACAGTGTGGACATATTGGAATTTAATTTTGTCTCTGCCAACATGAGCAACATAATTTGTTAAATCACTTGTGGTGTTTGTGCTTGTATTAATCTGTTTGAATGAATCGCTGTCTACTAGATACACAATATCTCCGTTTGTGTAATCACCTATTGTGCCAACACTTGTCTGTCTTACATAGATCTTTTCTGTTGCGGCATCCACATAATCGTATCTGGTTGTGCCAGTGTTTCCAGTAACTAATTTCTGGAAAACGTATTTTGTTAATGGATTAGTTTCTGGATCAACCACGTGATTGAATGCATCTGGATTGTCTACTATTCCATCTTGATCACTATCAAATTGGCTCAATTCAATTTTAGAACTGTCCACATATCCTTCTGCATTTCTAAATTCTGTGGACACACTGAAATTCAAGTCTAAATTAAAGTTTGCTGTTGAATCTGGTTTTGTGTTCACAGCCAACACAGCAATTTTATCTTGCAGTGTTTTTCCTGTTTGCACATTAAAGTTTCTATCTGCACTATCGTAATAGAATCTCACTTCCCTTTTACTTTCAAACACATAACGCAATCCACGTGTTGTCACTGTGTAAGTAGATCCGTTGGTCAAAAATCTTATGATCCAACTTGCGTCCAACTGTTGATTAGTCAAATCGCCTGTCTTACCTGTGCTGAATGTTCCGTACACATTTAGATTGTTTTCATCTATAACTTGCCATTTTCTTGTTGCAACGTCATATCTTAAACCAAAATTGTTGTATGCGAATGCTTGATCAATCATCAAAGATTTTACGTCATCACCTAATTGCTTACTAAACTTAGGTAATATCTGAGTTGCTATTGCATTAGAAGGAATCACATCATTTAAAGATATAGCGCCTTCTCCTGTGCTTGTATTCGAAACACCATCGTTCAATACACTAACAACAGAAGTCCACACATAAGTTCTTGAATTAGGATGATCAGCAGTCCCTGACATCAATTTGTTATTGTCATTTCCCATGAAATGGAAACCAGCAGGCGCTTCAAATTTAATCATTGCACCGGGCTCAATGTATTTCATTTGACTTGCTGTAAAACTTCCTACTTGATAATTTGTAGATGTTGCACTGTTCGTAAATTTACCTGTGGATAAATTTGTTGCGGATGTTACTTGATTCCAAGTGGCATTTAAATCTGTTAATAAAATTTTTGGAAATTTTTCTATGTAGTAGTTTCTTGTTTTCTTGTCACTCAACATAGGTTCAATTTTATTTGCAATTACACCTTCTATATCTGTCTGTGTGCTAAAACTGAAACTGTCTAATGTTTCTGTATCTTCTTTGTACATTGAACCATCGGCACCAAAAATATTTGTGTTGCTGTATTTTCCTGTGCTGTCTATTAAATCAAAATATCTTGATATACCGCTAGAAGTTCTATTTGTTGCTTTGACTTTTACTATCTCTTGATTTGTTCCCAAAGGTGCAACATTGTAATCTTCACCTGTTATCATTCTATTCTGCGTGTAATAAGTTGCAGGTGCATTTGTTTTTATATTTTCACTTGATTCTGATGCTGTTGCATTATCAACTGTGTATTGTAATCCAAATGTCATGGTCATTGTTTCTGTTTGACCATTCGCAGAAACATAATCAATATCTATTGAAATATTTTGCATATCGTCTGGAGTAATTCTTAAAGAACGATTAGCACTTGTTCTGTAGTAAACTCTAAAACTACCTTGTGGCAAATTTCCAAATGTGCCATCGGCAAATTTTAATTCTACAGCATCTCTATTTTTTGTGAGAACTGTGTAAATATTTTTAATATCCTTTGCAGTAGAATTAAAAATTACATTGTTTCCCAATGTTGAATCTACTTTTGTCCATAAATTAGTTTCTAATCCGTCTGCATCCAATCCCCATAACCAAACATCTGTATTATTCACATTGTTTGCGTCAACGGAAACTGTTTGATTGTTTGAAGGTGTAGTTAAATTAAAATCTCCTTGGTCTAAAACACCCTGTCTAAAATGAACAAAGAAACCTGTATTGTTGCTGGCACTACCTTTTCCATCATCTCTGTGGATTAGTTTAAAAGGTAAACCGGCCTGTGGAGTTTCTTCAAGTATTGAACTATCGTTGAAACCTGTTGAAACTAAATCAAAATCTAAATTTAATCCATCAACATTTTTTGTAAATGAATATACAGGCACATCTGAATTTGCAGAATTAAATCTATATTGATTAGTTGGTATAGAATCAATCACGCCACTTTTAATTGGACTGCCAAATTTTTCATTTTCCGAAAGTGCGGAATTTAAAACTTTAGTGAATTGTTCGTTCCAGTTTGCATTGCCTGAATCATTCCATGTAACAGTCTGCCCAGATAGATTTAAATTATTACTGTCAACAATATTTTCTGTTGTAGAAATTGCAATCATTTTCATCAAACCATTTGCTGTTTGATTTCTTGTTGCATTGTAACTTATTAGTCTTGCTAATCTTAAAACACTATCTCTTCTATCTGCAAGTTCCAAAAAGTTTTCTCTTGCATTTAAATCAATTCTGTATGACAAGTTTTGTCCAAGGAAAGCAATTAAATCTATTAAAGCCAGATACTCAGATGACTCAATGTAGTCATTAAAATCTTCAGGATAATTATCACGTAGATATTGTATCATTGTTCTACGTAAAGTATCAAAATCGTAACTTTGGAATTCAGCGTTTTTGTATGATTGGTAGACCCTTCTCCAATCTTCTGCAAGTAATAATCTGTTTAATCTATCTGTTGTTGACATGAACTTTCCTTTTTATACCATTATTTATTTGAGTTAGTAAAGTACGCATTTAATTCATTAATCCATTCTTTTCGTCAAAGGTCAATCTTAGTTTCTCTGACACATTATATTTTAGATACTCCAGGTCGACTTCTATCTGTAAGCCGGACTCAAAAGGAGTAATCAGCACCTGTGAGGCTCTCACCCTTGGGTCATTGTTAATAATATTCATTACATCTTCTTTGATTGCATCTTCTAAATCTGGTGTCATTGGGTCATGTATCACGTCCCAAATTATAGTGCCAAACGTAGGATTTTCAAGTTTTTCACCCTGCGATATGTGAAAATGATTAATTAGGTCCTGCTTGATAAGTCCAACATCGTACAAGCCAAATTTCTGGTTATCATTATTGGCTGTGCTTATACCTCTGTATGCTCTTTGTGTGGGAGTAGCAGTTGGCAATCTTCCCTTTGTTACTGTGACATCCTTATATAATTTTTTCTCTGACATATTACTATTTACTATCCTTACGTCCTTGCATTTTTAAATGTGTCTGGAATGTTGGTTGGCTCAGCAACTACTATTTGATCAGCCACATCTCTATCAGTTTTGTCCATAGCAACCGCAATTGGATCATAATTTTCATGATGGGTCCAAGGCTCATGCTGTGGAATACGTTTCATTATAGAATCTGTTGTTTCTCCTGGATTAGTAAACACAGATAAATCTGTGACCGGCGCTCCAGAAAACACGCCATTAGCAATATTCACAAGTCCACCAACATCGATGTTTACGTTTGCACCAGCATAAAGATTGGATGTAGCACCTACAGTTGTATTTTGTGTTGCTCCTATCTGATTAGTTTGTGTTCCTGCTACTTTTAAATTTTCTGTTCCTACTTCTGTGTTAATTGTACTTGCTTTTAAATTAATATTCCTATTTGCTTCAAGATTAAAATCTCTATCTGTTTTAAAATTGAAATCACCTTTACTGTGAACACTTACACTGTCGTTGGCAAATATGTCAACTTTTCCACTTGACGTCATTTCTATCCACGCAGATCCATTTGCATTAGCAACATAAACTAAATCTTCTGAATTATGTAAAAGTATTTGATGTCCTGTACGTGTCCTGATTCTAAATAATTCGTTGTGTGGTACTGTCGCATCACCTTCTGTGCTTGTTTCAGTGCCTTCTACATTTACATATTCATATTTTCCTTCACCTGCTTTTGTTTTTCTAATAAATTTGTCATCACCGTCATCCATTACTATTGATGTGCCACCCAACCTTGATGTAGCAAATTCTCCTGACACAACGCTTTTATCCAGTGGTCCAGGTGTGCTTATTCCAAATACCGAACTTGGAACTTCTCTCCTTGCACTAGAAGTTGTCAAACCTCTTGTTTCATCTGCTGTTAATCCTTGCGTATCTAAGACTGCCTTAAATAAAATATTGATTGGCTTTTTAAGATTAAGAGGATTTGTAATTGTTGTGTCACTCTGTCTTAATTTATTGTGTTCGCCTACTGGTAATTTTTTTCCAATTAAACTAGCATCTTCGGTATCAGTCGTTGTCGTTGCTGGTCTTCCATCAGGCAACATAAAATTCATTGTTGCTTGTTGCACACAGCCAATCCAGAATGCTCTGTTGATGTTACCCTCCACAAACATTACTAATACTCTGTTGCCTACATCGGGTGGAACAAACCACATACCATAACTTTGTTGGCTGTCTGAGTATCCATCATTTTTTGTTAATCCACGCACATGAGTTGTGCCATAGAAAGGATGTAGATATCTACAAACAACTTTTTGTCCTGTACCTTCTCCTGCACCTGAATCTGTGCTACGCAACAGTTCCACTTCAATTGATCCGCTATACACAGGGTCAAGCACATTGACAACTTTGGCTTCGTATGGACCAGCATTTTTTTCTATTGCTTTGTTTAATGACTGCCTTTTGTCTAATTTCATTATGCCACTCCGTCCGTTATTGTGCCAGATTTAATAAACCCATCATTTTCAAGTTTAATATCGCCCGTATCTGTTTTCTTGGTAGTTGCTTTTGAAGTTGATTTAGTTTCTTTTTGACCGAGTGTCATAGACGCAGGAGCAACCAATTCTAGATCCTGTTCAAATTTTCCTCCAACAAACTCGCTTCGTACTTTAGTTACTCTATAAATGGCACTGAATACTCCAAGTTTAATATTTTGCTTTTGTTCTTGAAGTTTGATTGCACCTAAATTCATATCTCCTGTCTGTTCATTTATATCTACAGGCGTGTTAAAATTTACTTCAACGTGTACTTGCGTGTTTAGGTAATCCATTTCACGTTCACCAAATTCTATTGCACTGTTACGTTTTCTTGAATCTGTTACAACTAAATTACCCATTCCACTGTTAGGTAAAAAATATGTGTCACCAATTATACGTAATTGCAGTTGTAAAAGGTCAACATTACTGTTTACTATTTTTTCATTAAATTGTCTTGCCACTTGTACTTCTGGAGAATCCGCATCTAAGCCACTTGCCCTTGAACTATTATCTTCAGCAATCGCCTGGGCCGAACCCGCTGAAACCACTGTCTGCGATCTTGGAAAGAATTCAAATTTAGAATCTTTACCTGCCACCACATCAGTTTCTACTCTTGTACCTTTACCTACGTCACTTGTATTACTTGTTACATTGGGTCTTTCTCTTTGTTGATCAAAGAATGTAAATCTATAATTAATATCGAAATTAAGGATATCCTTATTAATGCCTGTGTAAAGATAATCATATTTTTTTCTTACAGAAGACTGAAGTAAATCGAAACCCTTAGGAAAATCCGTAGGATCGACAAACATTGATTCCGCGACTTCATAAGGGATCACATTGTAAGTGAACACGACCGGATCTCTACCTGTATGTTTTCTAACAAAACTATCTCTTAATTGCCAACATTGTGGATGAATTCTAAACCAAGGCACAAAAGGCGTTCTGCGTTTATTTCCATCATGAGCCATTCCTATGCTCTGTCCATATTCTGAAAATAAAATTACATTTTCAATTATATCTGTAACTTTAGTTCCTTTTTCGAACTTCATGGTTATCTTATTATCTAAAAATGAAGTCTGACTTTTGCCTCTGTCAAATGTTTTTGTTTCTTTGTTATAAACAACGTCTGAATCAGCAAATTTTTTGCTGTTATAAGGATTAGTGCCGGCGGTAAGCATTTTAGATTTGCCTATTTCATTTCCAAAAAAAGCATTGCCCTTTCCCTGATTAAGTCTCAATCCTCCACCGTCTCCAACCGCACTTCCTAAAAAATTACTTACGTTTATTGCACCGCTTTGTCCTGTGCTAAAAATAGTTGTAAGTTGCTTGTCTGCTTTACGTGTTGAAAATTGTGTTGAATAATCATCTGGCTCAGTTGAAAAATCCGTATGGTAGACGCGAGTGGCTCTGTCTTCGTTTAATGCCGATATGTCTTCTTCTGAAGGCACCAACGTGTCGTTGTCTACTCCAAAAGGTTCAGGAAAAAATACAACAGTCGATTCATGTGGTATTTCTTCCGTTGTTTCATCTTTTTTAGTTTTCTTTTGTTTTGCTTTCTTGTCTGACCCTATACTGTTTAGTTGATTCATTAGGCTGTCTTCACCACTCTGTAATAATTCATGAACAGTGGTCCCAGTAAGCGTCACTTGTTGTTTGATAGAAACAAATGCATCACGAAGTCCCATTTCGTTCCAAGGATAGGCTTGGCAAGAATATCTACCTCCTGCTTGATTGGCTGTCATCTCTACGTTCCTCATTCCAATTGGAATCACTCTCCTTAGTTGTCTTAAATTTTTATCATTTTTAGAAACGTTGCCTTCGTCGTCATATCCTTTGAAATCTATAATTAATGCAAATGGCACTGTCAAATAGTCTGCATCTGGTCCATATGCTTTGATGGCTTGTATTTTCATTGCTTGAAAAAACACACCTATACTAAAAGGTTCTATCACTTCGAACGTGATATTTGTCGCCTGTGCTGTTCTATTTTGTGGAGTAGGAGCCACCACTGCCTCTACATTAAGATTATCTATCAGCATTTCTAAATTCAAACCAGCAGACCCGAATGCTGTAGGATCTCGCCCAACTCTGCCTGCCGTTTGAGCCACAGGATACTTTGGTCCGTTCTTAACCACTACTCCGGTAAAATTAATTTCCTGTGCATCTAATATTGCTAAAGTGATGACATGGTTTACTGTGGCAAAATCGTGTAATGGATTAGGAATTAATTTTCTCTTGAAAACTGGTTGTGCATCACTATCAGATTGTGTCATAGAGACAAATCCATCATTGGCATCAGTGGCAATTGTTGCTCCACCTGTAAGAGCAACTTCATCCATTAAATTTACAGATTTATTTTCAATAATTTTTTTCTTGCCACTAAACCTCGTTTTAAACTTTGATTTAAGACTTGAATCTATATTAGATCCTTTATGGAAGTATCCTTTTGCCTCATTTTTTATTTGTCCAGGACCTTTCTTAAATCTAGCCTGGGCAACAGGACCATTGTAATCGTAAGAATGTTCTTCTATTATATTATCGTCTTTGTCGTAAACTATCTTGGTATAAACTTTCATCAATTTATATTCCTAATAAAGAACGTAATTGAGGCCCTTTAGGAATATAAATTTGAGTTCCTGGAATCAAATCATAAACCGGATCTATCAACACGTCCATATTTCTTTGTGCAAATACCCACCATAGTTTTGGGTCGTCGTATAAGTCATATGCCAACAAGTCTGGTCTGTGATTGTACTGTGGTTCCACAGTGTACAAATAATCATCTGCTTGTGATGGTATTGGTCTTATTTTGAAATAACCTAGATGGTCTTCAGCATCGAAGCCTGTCGCACCATAAGGACTTGTTGCACTATATTTCGTCATTAAATAAATCCGTCCTTACCTAAAGTTGATTCACCTTTTACAAATGATCTTAAATTGAATTCGCCTTGTTTAGTTCTGCTGTATTGTGGTATCAATCCAACTGTTACTAAACTTTCCGATGGCGCCCAAGCGACTCCTTGATCGCCGACTGCGAAGTCCAAGTTAGAAGTTGTTCCGCCTTGCAATTTTGTGGATATATAGTCTACATCTTTTTTCAAATCAAACTGAAAGTTTGTAACTATCACAGGCACATTGTTAAATGTGTATTCCCCATAACCGTTCAATCTGCACACCGGTGGTGGTAAACCTCTGTCTGGATCAGAGCCGCCGTAGTTCATTTTCGTCACAGTTTTAAAGAAGTGAACCATCGCTATCCAATATTTTGCTTCTGCTTCATTTTGCACAAAAAAGTCTGCCGTAATTGTGATTTGATCAACACGTGAATTTTCATATGCATAATAAGGATAATTTGTGTGTAGTGGTTGCATTGCGTTATAGTTTGCACTATGTGATACTAGGACTGTTGGAGTGTATGGAAACACGCATCGCATATTTGTTCTTTTTAATGGATCCAAAAGAGAACCACCCATCATGTATTCCTGTATTCTACTTGGAACTGACACGCTCACTCTCCAGTCCTTATTGCCTACTTTTCCGTCCGGATTGGTTATGATTGCATTGGCACTTTTCTCAAAACTTAATAAACCGTCTTTGACTTTGGTCAATTCACTTTTCATTCTTTTGAATTTACCAATGTTTAGAAAATTACTTCCTATGTCTTTAACATTACTTGCTAGGTTGTTAATTGTATTTCCGATGGTATTTCCAACCTTGTCAATGGCAGGCTGGGCATCTGTCAATGCACCCTTAAGGTTGGTCGTGATATTTTTTAAATCTTTGTTTATTGCCATTTTGTGTCCTTACATTTATTTATTGACAAAATTAAGTGCGTATATTATACTGTGAAGATAACTAATAGAAAGTATTAATGAAAAAAGTAAATTACCTTAATAATAAAGACCTTTTAGAAGAGATTCACAAGTCAAAAAGTTCATTTTGTAGTTTTATAGACGCCAAGTACACAGATTACGACCTTATTGTAAAGGATATTGGCAGTATAAACATAAGGACTGTGGCACAGGCAAAGCGTAACAAAGCCAAAAAATTAACACAGATTGACTACGAAATACGCAAGAAAGCAAATCCAAAGACCAAACTGAGCGAGTGCGAGATCGATTACAGAAAGATACAGAAGGATGATTTGGTGTTTAGGGTTATGACTTATGACCATGTGCCGGACGATCCTGGCAGGAAACGTAATCCAAGAACTGTTGCTGACAGGAAAGAAAAAGTAAATTTTCCACCGTTCCAACATTTCAAATATGACAAAAAAGGTAATTTGGTGTGTGTAGGAAAGAGCCATTGGGAAGGTGGACTACACAACGGTAAATTCAATAAAGATTCAGGACAAGCCACAAACGAATTGGCACGTATGTGGATGAAACTTTGTGAACGTTATGCCACAAGAGGTAACGTTCGAGGTTACACGTACAACGATGAAATGCAAGGACAAGCCATATTGCAACTTGCACAGATTGGTTTGCAGTTTGATGAATCTAAATCAAACAATCCATTTGCATACTACACGGCGGCAGTTACAAATTCATTTGTAAGAATAATCAATATCGAAAAAAGAAATCAAAACATACGAGATGATATTTTAGAAATGAATGACATGATGCCTAGCATGACAAGACAGACACAGGATACTAAACCACCTGCCAAAAAACCTGTCCAGAAAAAATTTGCCAAAAAGAAGAAGAAGTAGTTGACACATAAACAGTTTTAGTTTATGCTGTAGACAAGTAGGAGAATTATTTTGTTCAAGAAATTAGCGGTTTTTACTGACATACACTTTGGCTTGAAATCCAACTCAAAGTTACACAACGACGATTGCGAAGAATTTGTTGACTGGTACATAGACCTTGCTAAACAGCATGGCTGTGAAACAGGAATGTTTTGTGGTGACTGGCATCACAACAGAAACAGTGTAAACATCACAACAATGGACGCATCCATTAGAAGTTTAGAAAAGATAGGTAAAGCGTTCGATAATTTTTATTTCTTTCCAGGCAATCACGATCTGTATTACAAAGACAGCAGAGATATACAATCCACAGAGTTCGGAAGATTTATTCCTGGCATCACCATGGTAAATGAA